CGCTGGCCAAATACAACATGATGCTGCGCACCGAGCAGGTTGACGGCAAATTCCGCTACGCAATCCAGTTCCGTGGCGCGGCACGCACCGGTCGCTACGGTGGGCGGGATATCCAGCCGCAGAACTTCATGCGCACGCCGAAATGGCTTGAGGACGAGGTGATGCAGAAGATCGCACGCCGGATGATTAAGAAAAAGGACATGGAAGGGCTACACCTTCTGTGGAAAGAACCCATGGATGCGCTGGCGGGCATGATGCGCGGGGCGATTATCCCGGCGCAGGGCATGGAGTTCTGTGTGGCAGACCTCGCCTCTATCGAGTCGGTGGTGATCGGCTGGCTGACCGACTGCCGGTGGATTAAAGAGACGCTGGACGCCGGTCGCGACCTGTACGTTTCGTTCGCATCGTTCTGGCTGAAACTCTCCTACGAACAGGCATGGCCGCACCGCTCAAAGGCGAAGCCCGCGACACTCGGTGCCGGTTTCCGTCTGGGCGGTGGTTCCATGCTGCCGAACGGCAAGAAAGGCGGGCTGTGGGGCTACGCCGAGAACATGGGCGTCATCATGACGCAGAAAGAAGCAGCGGCCTCGGTGAAAGCCTTCCGCGAACTCTGCCCGGAGATAGTCGAATACTGGTATGCGCTGGAGAAAGCGATCTCCCGCTGCCTGACCATCAAAGCCGACGTGAAATGCGGCAAAGTCACCTTCGAGTACCGCAAGCCGTTTCTGGCCATAAAGCTGCCGTCAGGCCGTCGCCTGTACTACTTCAAGCCTCGCATTGTGCCGGTGGAAAAACGTTATGTAGACCCGCAGACCGGCGAGGAGCGCAACTACACCCAGCGCGAATTTCACTATGAAGGGATGTCGAGCCAGACGAAGAAGTGGGGCGACCAGTCCAGCCACGGCGGCAAAGTCGTGGAAAACATTGTCCAGGCCATCGCAAACGACATCCTCAACGTCGGCATCGTTAAAGCCTTCAACGAAGGTTTCCGCATCCCCTTCCACGTACACGACGAGATCGTAACCGAAGTCCCGATAGGCACCGGCAAAACCAAGCTGGCGCGACTCATTGCGCTCATGACAGAGCGGATTGGCTGGGCACCCGGATTACAGCTCAAGGCAGCGGGCTGGGTGGGCATGTTCTACCGCAAGGATTAACTGAGGGTTAATTAGTGCCTCAAAAGAAACGAGAGTCCCGGCTCGAAAAAGAGATACGCGAGTACGCCGAGGCGACCGGTTTCTGGCAGGCAAAGTTCACATCACCGGGTACGCCCGGCGTCCCAGACCGCGTTTTCATAAAGCACGGACTGGTGCTTTTCATGGAGGTTAAAGCCGAGGGCAAGACGCCCAACAAACAGCAACATATTCGAATGTCGGAGATGAAGAAACATGGCGCTATGGTCTGTTGGGTCAGTTCTTTTGCAGCAGCTAAAGAGTGGCTTGATCTCATTTGAACTGTACCGGCGGCACCGGCGCGAGGGGGTCAAACTTCAGCGCCAGCAGATGCACCAGTATCAGCGGGATGCTTACGCCTTTGTCATGGCGCACCCGTTCTGCGCCCTGTTCATCGATATGGGCCTCGGCAAAACGGTTATTTTACTGACCGTTATCGTTGACCTCCTGATGAATAACACCGCGAAGAAAGTGCTGATTATCGCGCCTCGCCGCGTGGCCAACAAAACGTGGCCAGACGAAATCGGTCGCTGGAGCCACACCTGTATGCACGATTACCAGGTAATCAGCGGCACCGTTGACCAGCGCATCCGCCAGAGCAGGAGCGCCGCCCAGATACACATTATCAGCCGGGACAACATCGAGTGGCTGGTGATGCACCACAAATCGCGCTGGCCATACGACACGGTGGTGATCGACGAATCCAGTTCGTTCAAAGACCACACTACGCGCCGGTTCAAAGCCCTGCGCAACGTCCGCCGCTACGTGAAACGTCTGGTCGAGCTGACCGCCACGCCGGTGGCCGAGGGGTACATGGGCCTGTTCGCTCAGATTTACCTGCTGGATGAGGGCACGCGCTTCTCCCAGAGCATCACGCACTATCAGGACACCTATTTCAAATACAACCACTACAAACACAAGCACACGCTGCTGCCGGGCGCTCGCGAGCAGATTACCGAGAAGATTTCCGACCTCTGTCTGGTGATGCGGGCCGAGGAGTATCTGGACATGCTGCCGCTCATCCCGATTAAGCGCCCGGTGCCGCTGACGCTGGCCCAGTCGAAGAAGTACCTCGACCTGCAGGAAACACTCTTTATAGCGGTTATCAACGAGTGGCTGGAGGAAGTCCAGATTGAGGCCGAGACCGCCGCAGCGCTGTCGCAGAAGCTCCTGCAGCTGTGTTCCGGGGTCGTCTATCACAGCTATCTGGAGGGCATCAACGCCATCACCGGCAAGCCTATCCGGCACCGCGACGTGTACGAGCTGCACGACGCCAAGCTCGACGAACTGGAGCAGATAGTCACAGAGACCGAGGGCGAAAACCTGCTGGTCGCCTACCACTTCAAATCCTCGCTCGACCGCCTGAAAAAGCGGTTCCCTTATGCCGTGGTGATGGACAGCGAGGGCGAAGCCGTCACCGCGTGGAATAAGGGAAAGATCAAGATGCTGCTGGCTCATCCCCAGTCAGCTGGCCACGGCCTGAACCTGCAGGACGGCGGGCACATCATCACGTTCTACGACATTCCGTGGTCGCTTGAGACCTATCAGCAATTCATTGGCCGACTGCACCGGCAGGGTCAGCTCAAGCCGGTGATGGTCATTCACCTGATAGCCCAAGGCGTGAAGCGGGATAAACGAACGGGCGCGCTGGTGCCCATGGACACGCTCGATGGCGGCGTGGTTGAAGCACTCGCTGCGAAAGAGGATGCGCAGGAATGGCTCCTTAACGAACTCACAAAAATCCGCAGGCGGGTCGCCGACCGGCAACGCCGCGCAGCATAGAGGTAGATATGGCCACACTGACCCTGAAAGACGAAACGCCGCGTAAGAAGCGCAGCAACCAGATGGACGACGAGACGCAGGCAATGATGTACGACGGCCTGAACCTCACCCAGCTCGCGAAGCTGTTCCGCATGGAGCGCAGGGACGTCGCGCCGAAACTCCGCGAGGTCGGAACCAGCGGCGTGCGCGGTGGCTACCCGATTTATTACGTTCACGAAGTCGCGCCGCATCTGGTGAAACCGATCTACGACATCGAGACGTACATCATGCGGATGCACCACAACGACCTCCCGAAACACGTCTCGAAAGAGTTCTGGAATGGCCTGTTGGCCCGCCAGAAATATCAGGAGGAGGAGGGCGATTTATGGCGCACCGACTCGGTGATCGAAACGATGGGCGAAGTGTTCAAGCAGCTGCGCATGTCGTTCCTGCTGATGGGTGACGCACTGGAGCGCGAGACGGGTTTCACCGACTTCCAGCGCGACCGGCTGCGAGTGATGGTGGACAGCGCGCTGAACGATGCTGCGAACGGGCTTATCCATCGGTTTAAACAACGCGAAGAAGAGGCGAAGGCTGATGAAGATTTATCCGACGACGAGATTTAAGAGCCTTAACGAAATAGTGATCGCACTGGCAGAGCAATTGCGACCGCCAGAGCGGATCACGGTCGCTATGGCCGCAGCACAGTACAGGAAGGTGAACCAGCCAGGTGCTTATGTGGGGCCGTGGCTCAATGAAACCACGCCGTACATGGTCGAGCCGATGAACACCATTGCCTCCCGCAAATACTCAAAGATGGCGTTTTGCGGCCCGGCGCAGTGCGGTAAGACGGATGCCCTGATAGTGAACGGGATCGCCTACTCGGTGAAGGTAGACCCGCTCGACACCATGATTTTCTGTCCGACCAGCACGGCGGCGCGTGACTTCTCGATGCGTCGTATCGACCGTCTCCACCGGCACAGCCCGGAAGTGGGGCAGATGCTGCTGAAAAACCGCGATGCCGACAACAAATTCGATAAGCACTACATCACCGGCATGATGCTGACGCTGAGCTATCCATCGGTCACGGAGCTGGCCGGTCGTCCGGTCGGGCGCATCATGCTCACCGACTTCGACCGCATGGATGACGATATCGGTGGCGACGGTAACGCCTTCGATCTCGCCTCAAAACGTACCACCACGTTTAACTCGTTCGCGATGTGCTGCGCGGAGTCCTCTCCGTCACGCCCGATTATCGATCCCCACTGGATACAGCAGACACCTCACCAGGCACCGCCGTGCGAGGGGATTCTGGGCCTCTATAACCTCGGCGACCGCAGGCGCTGGCAGTGGCCCTGTATGCACTGCAACACGTGGTTTGAGGGCAAATTCGAACATCTGGTGTGGGTGGACATGGCAGGCAAAAGGAACATGAGCAACCTGCAGCGCGCCGAAACCGTTCGGCTGGCGTGCCCGCATTGCGGCGCGGAGATCCACCCTGACGACCGAACCGAAATGCAGATGTGGGGCACGTGGGTGCCGGACTTCTGCCGCGTAAACGAAAAGGGCCAGCTGATAGGTGAGCGTCCTCGCTCAGATTTTGCGTCTTTCTGGCTGCGCGGAACTGCCGCCGCATTTACTACCTGGAAGAAACTTGTTCTGACTTATCTTGACGCGAAAGATCAGTTTGATAGAACATTGTC